TGCAGAACATCGCGGTAATCAACGGCAAGCCAAGCGTGTACGGCGATGCCATGATGGCGCTGGTGCAGGCCAGCGCAGTCTGCGAAGACGTTGAAGAGTTCTTTGAGAACGAAGGCACGCCCAACCCAGTAGCCGTCTGCATTGCCAAGCGAAAAAATCGCAAGCCGGTTGTTGCCAAGTTCAGCGTCGAGGATGCCAAGCGAGCTGGCCTGTGGGCCAAGCAAGGACCATGGTCGGCATACCCCAAGCGCATGATGCAGATGAGAGCTCGCGGCTTTGCACTGCGCGATGCCTTCCCCGATGTGCTCAAGGGCTTGATCAGCGCTGAAGAGGCAGCCGACTATCCTGATGAGGCCAAGCCGCGGCCAGCTGCCAAGCCAGTCAACCCGTTGGATCTGGTGGCCAAGCCGGAGCCCGTGGCCATACCGGCAATGACCAGCAACCCAGCACTTATTGAGGCCGCGCTGGCCGACACGGTTGAGCCAGAGCCAGTCGAGGTGATGGCCGAGACTCTGCAGCCGCTTGGGTTTGCCCTGCTGGTGCCCGGCAAAGAGCAGGCCTTCTCAGTGCATGAGAGCTTGGATGAGTGGCAAGATGCCTACGAAGACTTGGCCGACAAGACAGCCAGAGCTGGCAAGCGGCCAGCCCGTGACCGCATGACCGCGCTGAAGGAGCTGCGTGTGGTCAACGAAGCCACCATCGCACGCATTGACATGGTCAAGCGGATCCGGCACACAGCCAGCTACAGCCAGCGCATCAAAGCGCTGGGTGCATCGCAGGGTTAAGCTACCAAGCCCGGCAGGTAAGTTGTCTTGCCTGCCACCTTGGTGGCCGTCAGCTCTTGCTTCTTGAGGTTGGCTGGGTCGTATGAGACATGCACCCAGCCGCTGTCTGGAATGCCGGGTGTGTAGAACTCAAGGATGAGCTGGGTGTAGTCAAGGTTGTCCATGATCCACTGCGCCAGCTCTGCATTGGCCACGCCGGGTATCTCAATATCGGCTGCTTGGCCTTTGACATGGTCTGAGGTGCGAGATCCTCCGACTGCCGCATTACTTTCCGCACTGCGGAACCCAGAATTACACTTGACACCTTTGCCAAAGTGGTCACGCACAGGCTGGAGAACTTTCTCACACAGCAGGCGAAGGGCTTCAGTCTCTGCCTCACCGGGCGTATTGTCAAAGCCCATGCGCAGAGCAGTGTCTGACTTCGTGAGCTCATGTAGCGAGAAGTTTGTTGTCAGTTGTGTCATGGTTTACTCCTTAAGGTTTGGTAGACGGCGTTGTAGGCATCGATGCAGGCGTTAAGCTGTCGGGTGTTGGCATCTCCTTGGTCGGTGATGGCGACAAGAGATTGAGCAGTCGTTGCGTCAAGTTCGGCTCCTGCTTGAACGCTATCTCCGGCGGCAGGGGCGGGATCTCCGGCGGTTTGTACGGGGCAGACGGGGGTTTTGACAGGAAGCCGCAGCTTGAGATTACCAGAGGCAATAGCAGCATCACGCTCCTTTGCAGCAATTTTTGCATCGTAATTAGCCTTTTGAAGTTTTGTTGCTTGGGTAGTCACAGCAGAAATAAGAACCTGTTCTTTGGCCCTTGCTTGGGCATTGAGTTCGGCAATCTCTAGTTGCTGTCTTGTGACCTCATCATGCTGGCCCTTGTAGTACCCGCTGCCGGCAGCAGACAGCACCGCCATGACGATGCCGAGTATCACCCAAGGATTAAACAGGCTCATGGTGCTGGTGGCTCGTTGTCGTTGGCTTCAGCCTTGGCACTTGCATTGGCTATTGCTTTGACACCAGAGCGTCCAGCTACACCACCAAGCACACCAGTGATGAAGACCATGATGGTGCTGATCTGCTGGGTGTACACCTTATCGATGGCCGCCATTGCGCCGTTCATAGGCTGGGTGACAAACGAAACTGAGTACAGAAACATCCCCATGGATGCCAGCAGAATGGTCACCAAGACCACGATAACGAATGCCCATACCCTGACCTCAATTTCATCTACTGTCAGGCGGTTATTAGGTTTATATCCAATGGTAGCCATTACTTTTTCTCCTCTGGTTTAACAAGCATCTCTGGACAAGTTCCTGCTGCTGTACAAATTGGCGGCTTGCATTCAGCATTAGACCAATTGAGTGGGTCTTGGCATGGATACCTATAGCGGTCTTCGCAGCCAGTCAGTACCACCAGCAAGACCGACAGAATCCAAATCTCATACACGTTCATTTGTCTTTCTCCTTTCGTTGTTGCTGTTCGATTTGCCTTCTTAATTTCTCCACCTTCACCAACTCTTGCTTGACTTGATTCTTTGTTTCCAAGATGTCCAGATAAAGCATTGCGCCAAGCGGAAGCAGTAGGGCCACAAACAAACACAACAGAATCGCTGCCACTATGTCTTCCCCCACCGACTCGCGGCTAGGAGCCACAGCCATAGGTACAGGAGGAATGAAATAGTCGCTATCAGATACGCGAGTTTTAGCTGGAAGTTTCTTTCCTCCTCTTTGCGTAGCCATAACTCCTGCCTGTTCTTTGCTTCCTGTTTTAGCCTTGCTTGGGTTTGCTCCTCTTCGATCTTGTCCTTCATGCTGAACACCTCGCTATACAAAGCGCCCATTTCGGGAGGTGATTGATAGACCATGCACTCTCTGATCTGTATCACCAAGTTGTCCATCTCTTGCTGCGCCATCACTCGCTTGAGCGCAGCCTCCATCAGGTTCTGGTCAGGGTCGTAGACTGATTTGCTTTTCTCTTCCTCTTCCCTGATGTGTGCTGCTAGCTGCTCTTGGAGCTTGAAGAACTCTGTGAGGTTCTTGACAATGTCAACCTTGACCTGAGTCTCTTCAACAGCAACATAGTCTGACTTCTTAGACTTGCTAGCAGGCTTCGCAGCTTGGGGCTTTGGCTTGCTACCAAAGAACCCCAGGAATTGATTCCAAAATCCATGCACCTCTTTGCCAATGGCAACAACCTCATCAGCAGTTCTTTTGATCTCGACAAAAGATTCTTTAGCCTGCTTGTAAAGCTCGCACCCAGCTTGAATCTGTTTGACCAAGCCTGCTGCAAGTAGGCAGATGCTGATCGGGTCCACAGCATCACGGCTTCAGCACCAACGTCAAGAGCATGCCGATGATGGCTGCACAACTGCCGATCAAGATCTGCTCAATGCGCTTGAGTCGAGCGTTGATACTGTCGTAGCGAAACTCGCACACCTGCTCATGCGTATCAAGCCGAGCTTCTGTCGGTGTCATGCTGGCACCTCATCTGCGGGTAATGGTGTGTTGCCCTCTTCAAGCCACGCTAGGTAGGCTTGATAATGTGCGTTAGCTGGGTCTTCTAAAATTATTTGGTGAACACTAGAGCCGTCACTGTGCGTTGTGCGCTTGGTCACAACATTGCCGCCAAATGATAGATAGTATGTAATCATAGTTCTGCCCCTACTCCAATAAATCCCGTTGTGTTATTCAAATTTGCAAGTTGCCCCGCTTGTCCCGCAACCATAGTTCCAGCAGTTGTTAAATCAACAACCATACCGTTAGGGCTTACATAATTTGCATTGTTGCCTATAACAGTTACAGTATATGCAGTAGGCCCAATATCAATTTTGTAATTTCCTGCACTTGCAAACTCAAATGTAGTAGGAGATGCTCTCATGGTTACAGGTAGGGGTCTAAAACATTGAGCCAAGGTAGCGTTGTAGATGTTTGTAATACCCCATGAAGTAAAGCTTGCACCTGATACGGCTCTCCAATAATAGCGATAGCACAAAGCCAACTCAGTCCCATACGGCCTGTAATCAAAGCTAGTTGCTGTTGAGCCAACTTCAAATTGAAAACCTGTCAGAGACAGCGTGTTTGTATTAGCCGTGGAATTAACACAAGCAGATGTGCGCTTAAAATTTCCAGCAATCCAAGAGCCAGTAGTTGCTGTGTTGTAGTTAGTACCGCTTCCAGCATCTATAGTTACATACATAGCTTGAGTATTAGTTTTTGAGAATGTTCCAGTTGTAGGGCCGGGAATAACAAAACTAAAATAAGTAAATGTAGAAGTTGCGTTAAAAGTGGCTACATAAGATACGTCAACAGTTCCACTGTTAACTGCAAACGCATATGTTCCAGCAGTTGTTGCCTTAAACCAAAAACTCACTGTGCAAGCTTTAGCATTGGCAGTACCCCACTGCATATCAAGGGTATTTAAACCTTCAATTACTTGCCATATTCCATTTATATCTGCTGCTGCCGGTGCAGATGCAACAGTAGTAGTCCAAACCGCACATTTTTCAAATCCTGCAATAGACGCAGATGCCTGTTGACCAGTTACAGTTGCACCAGCAGTGCCTTTGTACATAGTTAATCTATCAACTGGGAAACCGGCGACATTTGTTGCAAGCGTAATCGCCGCCCCCGCATTCCTTTGGTCAATCACCATTGCACCATTGATGATGCGGTTCTTGAAGCCAAAGAACTGCGAATCAGATGCCAGCATTCCTGGCTGTACTTGTGTGAGTGCCATGGTTATGCTCCAACGATTCTGCTTGCTTCCACTTGAGCCTGATAAGCGGCAATAACTTCGGGTGTCCAAGCCACGTTGCAGATTGCCACTACGTTAGCAGGAATACCTGTGAGGTCTTGTGCTGGTGTCAGGCTTGAGCGGTGGTAGGTCTTGCTCAATTCCTTGCCGTCTTCCATGATGCGTGTTGCTTCACGATAGAGAACGATGCCGTTTTCTTCAATTGTGATTTGGTCAATGCTGGTTGTTTTAGTGAGTGACATGATTTTCCTTTTAATTAAGTTGATGCTTGATAGATGAGATACCCTGTTGATCTACCAGAACTATTAAGGGTTGGTGAGGCATTAAACCCAAAGCCATTTGTTCCGGAATTGTCAACTTGAAATACCGCAAATGTACCTCCGGTTGAAGCATAGCCTTTCAATTGGCCTCCAGAAGTAGTTGTGGTTAAAAGGCCTGACGATCTGTGTTGCAAAACGGAAAAACCTGCCATACTGCTCGATACGGTAATTGGTAAGCCCTCAAGGTTTCCGTTAAACGAACCTGAAAAACTGTTGACTTCTAAGTCCCAAAACACATACACCATATTGCCAATCTTGGTGTAAGTTCCAAGTCGGTAGGCGTAATTTACGCTTGTAATACCGCCAATAGCAGGAGTCCAAGTTCCCTCCTCATAATCGTCTAGCGTGTTTACATTAGATGATGCTGATTGAGTTGCAGGGAAAGCGATGCCAATGCCGTTTGCTGATGTAGAGCCGCCAGCCAAAACAAATGCGCCAGTAGAATTAAAACGAGCACGTTCTGCACCAGCAGTAAGAAAAGATAAAACATCTCCTCCTATGCGTCCAATAGCGGCTGATTGCTGTGCGCCTGAAGTTGTTCCAGAACCAAAATAAATATAAGCATTGTCGGTAGAATTTGCAGAGTTAATACCAATACCACCACCATTTGAAACTCTAGTGACCATTCCCGAATACAAATTGTAGTCACCAATTGCCACACCGTTTAACGACATACTGGTAGATTTTGCAGCACCACTTACATCTAATTTTGCCGTTGGCGAAACAGTACCAATTCCCACATTCTGTGAAGAATCAACAGTGATTGCAGTTGTGCCTGCTGACTTAAGCGTCAGGGCTGTAGCAGATGCAGATGTGATCGTGTCAATTGTTGGAGTTGTCAACGTCACACTAGCTGCAATCTTTGCAGTAGTCACCGTGCCATCGCTTGGCGTACCGATTGCAAGTGGTGCAGTCCACACCACCTCAATATTGCTTGTGCCACTAGGTGGTGCAGTGCTGAATGTCAGCGTGGTGCCAGAGACAGAGTATGTGTCTTTCTCCTGATATACACCGCTGACATAAACCTGAGTATTGTTTTCACTGGCAGGGTCACCAGACAAGGTGAATGCCACAGTAGATCCATTACCAGAGAACGCATCTACGTTCACATTACTAACTCCAAGGCCAGTGCTTGCAGCAAACCACTGGTTGGTTTCATAGTCAGCAACAAAGGTAATCGAAGAGTACTGGACCCCAATGGTTGCTGATGTAGCACCGTTGATGGTGTCTGAGCCAGACCGAGCCACAGTCACAGTATTAGCATCAACAGTCCACTTGACAATAGCCACCTTAAAGCCATCGCTAACCGTGCTGATGGCTGGTAGCGTGATCGTTATATTGCCGCTGGTTGTTGTCACGCGGAGCAGATCTCCAGCGTCACCGACCACCACCGTGTAGTTGGCAGACTTGTCTTGCACTGCAGAGTACATACCAGAGGCAGCACTGGCAGCAGCTGCGGTGGCACTTGATGCCGCATTGGTGGCACTTGTGCTTGCGGCTGCGGCTTGTGTAGTAGCCGTTGCGGCGCTTGCTGTTGCACTGCTGGCCTGCGTTGTTGCAGTTGCTGCCGAAGCAGCAGCGCCGTTTGCCTGTGTTAAAGCAATAGCAGCCTGTGCGGTCGCCGTTGTTGCGGAAGTTGCGGCACTCGTTGCAGATGAAGTTGCACTATTGGCTTGAGTGGTTGCTGTGGTTGCCGAGGCCGTAGCGCTGGATGCTGATGTGCTGGCATTGCTGGCTTGGGTTGTCGCAGTAGTTGCAGAGGTTGATGCGTTGGCTGCCTGAGTAGTTGCTGTGCTGGCCGAGCTGGTGGCGCTTGATGCCGAGCTGGCAGCGGCAGCGGCAGAGGCAGCAGAGGCTGTGGCACTTGCGGCTGCGTTGGCGGCATAGGTCACAGCATTGGCTACATCGGCCGCACTCACGCCGGGTGTTGGGTTGCCGTTGGCATCAAAGGCCAGAGTCTTGCTGGCACGGGTTGCCTTGGCTGGCAGCGTCATGTTGATTGTGGTCGGATCAGTCTGTGGTGCCTGCAATGCTCTATTCAAGCCTTCAGCATTCTGCTGGGCAAAGATGGTCTGCTGATCCAGTTCGTCGTTCAGTGTGTTGGCAAAGAAGTCGCCACCCGTGGTGAAGTCAGTGGACCGCGCAATGGTGCGGTTGCCAACAATCGCGTACTGGGTGGGCGAGGCTGGCGCAAGGGCCAAGCCCGTGGCATTGATCAAGACTGAGCCGGTGCCGTTGCCATTGATAGTCACGGTGTAGTGGGTGGTCAAGGTGAGCAGCGTGTCGTCTTTGAAGACAGCGATGTCGGTGTTAGCCAAGATTTCAAAGGTGAAACTATAGGGGCCAACGCCACCAGCGCCACTGGGGGCGTAGACTGTTCGGCGTGTTACGTTACTGATTGGTACGGTGGCCATGATTCAATCCTTCCTATTGGAAATTGTACTTTTTTAATCGGGTTTGTAATAGAGGCCATTAGCTTTTTTCAGCTCTTGTAGCTCATCAATCTTGATCTGTAGCCTTGGGTCTTCAGCCTTAAGCTGGTTCTTGGCCGCGTCCATGTACTTGGAATGCACACGCTGCACTGTCTTTTGCTGGTCATCAAGCGATGTCAGGTCAAATCCTGGGGTCTGCATGATGTTCAAGATCTCAGTTTTGCTGGGCAATTCCTTGCCGTATATGGTCAGCAGCCGGTTGTATTGGAATGCGTCAATCTCAACCCCATCAATCTTGCGGTCTGGCATGCCAATGGGTGAGCCCATACGCACTAGTGCGTCATCCACCTCAGAGAACTGCTGCGGTGTCACGCGGGTTGGCAGCACCAGCTCATAGAAAGCACCTGTGCCGGACTTTGTCTCGTCGCCCCACAAGTTCAATGTGTCCGGCAGGTCTGCGTTGAAGTAGGGAATGCGTGACTTGTACTTGTTAAACGCTTCAACAAAGCCACGCACACCCATTGGCAGCTCTGGGCTGGCGCGGGTATCTTTGTTGGTTGGATCAGACAAGCGCTCAAAGCCGGCCAGCAAAGAACTGTAGACACCAGCTGGTGAGCCGCCAATTACAAAGCCACCGAACTGCTTGACTAAGCCGTCCACAATCTTCTTGCCGTCCACTGCGCCTTGCTGGTTGGTGCCAATTAGCTTGGCCACATCGGCCACGCCTTGCAGGTAAGGCTGCTCCTTGATGTATTCGTACAACCCGTAGGTTCCACCAAGGAATACTTCCTCAATCTTGCTGGAATCTGTCTCATGCTTGGCGTACTCAGCGTAGTCGGCAGCAATGGCCATCAGCGCAGAGACTGGCTCCATGCCGCTGTAGCTGTAGTACTTGTCGCCGACCTTGATGGAGTAGGGTTGCCAGCCGTCACGAAGCAGCGCATCGCGGTCAGACTTGCGCGATGGGCCGCGTCCTGTAATGCTCCCCTCTGCTGCCATGGCGGCGTAGGTAGCAAGCACAGCAGATCCCAGCGTTACCTTGGCCAAGGCCATGTCGCGGTACACGCCACCCTTTGCAATCTCTTCACGCCAAGCAGAAGAGAGTGGCGCAAACGGTGTGCGCTCAATAACCTGCAAACCAATGTTGGCTGGGGTCTTAAAGAATGGCACGATTATCTTGAGGGCAGGGTGGTTAAAGGTCTTCTGCAAACTCTTGAGAGCTGGCGGCAGTTCAGCGGTAAAGGTTCCCTTTTGGGCAAACAGTGCAGCGGCCTCGTCCAAGTCACGGGGCGGGTTCTGAAACAAGCTGATTGCTTCAGCTTCTGCCTTGGCCAGCGCATCGGCTTCCGGCATGCCAGAGTCCAGCGCATCACGGTAGACCGACTTGCTGCGGCGCGTGATCTGGGTGTTCAGCTCCATACGGTACAGCACACCCTTGAAAAACTCGTCCTCAGCCATGAGCATTCTGCCCGGCAAGGTCACCGCTGTGCCGTAGAAGTCAATCGCCTTGCCCAGCCACTTGTCCTGCTCCATGCCAAACGCAGCAGAGCTGATGGACGGCAGCTCACCACCGCGCTGCGCCTCAATCTTGCTCATCAAGTCATTGGGCTGATTTTTCTTGAAAGCTGTGCTGGCCAGATCAAAGCCCTCAACCAAACCATTACGCAAAGACTGCACCATGGTCAAAGCTTCGTCGTATGCGATCTTGTCATCAGCACTGCCGGGAAGCAAAGACTTGAATGAGCGAACTCCTTTTGGCAGCGTGTTGCTGTAGAAGGCTGCGATCAAGCGCTCTGGTATTTGATACAAACCAAAGGTGGTGTTAGACACCACGTTCTTGGCATGCGACACAGGGCTGGAAAGCAAGCCATTGATGTAGGTGGTAAACCACACATCCTTCAAGCCGGACATGGTTGACTTCTCCACCATAGAGTTGCGAGCGGCGCGTGACTCCAGCGTCAAGTAGGACTTGGCCATGTCAGACAGGGCTGCGTCGCCACCGTACTCATCTATCACTTGACGAATTGCAGTAGAGTTGCCATCGCGGGGAATACGAAAGACTGCCAGCGATCTGGCGGTTTCAGTCTGAATGCCTTTGACACCGCGCTGAATCAGGCCGTGGAAGGCGATCTGCTGGCGCAGCACTAGCTTGTCCACATCAGTGGCATTGCCTGAGTTAACCAGCTTGAAGAGCCGGTCCAACTCGTTGGCGCTGGACTCTAGCACCTCAAGCGCTTTGTATGTCTCAACGGCATTGGCCATCATCTTGTTGTCGCTGCCGATCAGGCGAGACAGGAAGCCTTCGCTGATGCCAGACTCAGCGGCCTTGTCCTTAATCTCTTGGAACGTGACGGCCTTGGTGCGAATGTTAAGCGCATCGGCCACGCCACCAATAATCGCTGCGGCATCTTCGGTCTGATAGCGAGACAGGTTGAACGGCTCATCGGGTGTGCCACCGGGCTTGCCTTGGGTGACACCAAAGGTTTGCCGGCGACTGACGGCGCGGCCCACTTCGTCAGTCAGGACTTGATCAGCTTCTGGGATCAGCTTAAACCGGCCAGCTTTGGCTGCCTCTGGCAGCTGGCCTTCTGGCATGCGTGCGGCTTCTGGCACCAAGTTGCGCTCGGCCTTGGCGGCTTGCCGGGTGATCAGCTTGCGGATGGCAGCATCAATTGGGCCAGCGACTTGGATGCCTTCTTCCATGGTTGGCGTGCCAAGCTCAGCAGACATTGGCATCTCGGCATCAGCGCTTTGGTCAGCGCCGGGCATTGGCTCAAGCGGGATCTGATCGGCAGGAGTGCTGGGCACAGCGCTCGGCAAGATCTGGCCAAGTCTTTGTTCAAGGGGGCTTTGTTGAATGGCCATTATTCAGCTCCAGAGGTTGGAGCTGCACCGCCCCGTTTTATGCTTGCTCGTTTTCTTGCGGGAGGTTTTTGGGCTCCGATAGATCCGCTGGCAGCTTGGCTTGCACCAGTTGCTTCCAGAGATCCAGCTCCGCTGGCGGTATTGAGTTTGGTGCCGAAGGTTGCGGCAAGTTCGTCGATTCGATCACGGTTGACTCCCGGCCATGAGTACCACGGTTTTCCGAAGTACGGGTTTGTGCTGCCATCAGGTAGCGTGTCTTTGCTGAAGTATTTTACACCCGGAAAGTCTGCGGGGATGATGCCGTTTTTCTTGTCCATGACCTGCTCAAAAAGAGCATCAAGTCCCGGCTTGGTAAATTCGTAATCATCACCCTTGGACGTTGGAAACACAAACTTGTTGCCACCCTCTGGGGTGCGCTCGTAGCTGATACCAAACGCACGCTCATGCATGCGGCCTTCCTTGACAGGCACATTGGCAAACGGGGTAGCTTCACCCTTGGCTGACTTGACGATAGTCTCTAATGTCGGATGGGCAACCTCTTGTCCAGATGACAGTACCCAACTTTCCCAATGGTAACGGCCTAAGCTGGCCTGATCAGCTCGTCCAACATTGGTGTAGAGCTGATTGACGCGAGCGCCAAGGGATCGCTCCAAGCCTTCATAGATGGCCAGTCCGGGACCGCCATCAAACAAATGAGCCACATCATCGTAGATCTTTTCGCCACCAGCAAACAGGCGGTTGATCTGGATGCGATCCAGCACCATGACATCTTCGCGGCCAGACACCAGCAAGGCAAAGGACAGTACTTTGTTCTTGATGCCGACATCTTGGGCCAGACCGTAGAAAGCTCGGCGAATCTGTGGCCCAGTCATGTTTGGATCAGCAATCATGTCATGCAAGGCCTGCAACTTAGTACGACCATCCGGCAGCTTCTCTGACATCTTAGGCAAGAATGTGCGCAAGAAGTCGTTGGCATTGGATGTCACCATGTTGCCGGGGCTACCAGAAGGAATTGATTGCTTGATTACCTGTAGGCCAGCATCAATGTCAGCTTGGCCATATTCGCCACGCAGCGCCTTCTGAATCAATGGGGTCATTGACTCAGCCAGATCAAGGAATCCTGATTCGTGAGGGTATGCAGACGCACGGCGCGACAGCATGGCCCACATCATCAAACGACCTGTAGTCTCAGGGCTTGCTGTGCCATCAGTATAGATCTGTTTAAATTTATCTACCACCGCAAAGCCACGGTTGGCTTCATCCAATTGACCCTTGGTCATTTGGCCAAACCAGTTCGACCATTTGGGCATATCGTTGGCATGCTCAATCATCCAGCGTGGCGGGATCGGAACCTCGTTGGAGTTGTACACATTTGTCAGCATGGCAGAGAAGCGCTCTGGCGACTCCAGCGGATCAGGGAATGACGTAGCCAAATCATCCAGTCGGACAGCAGCCTCTTCAAAGTTGCCGGGGTTGACAGCATTGGGTATGTTTTGCGTCTTGCCCTCTGGCTTGTATGCGCCAGTTACTTTGACGCGATACTCAGGAGCAAGCTGCAGCACTTGGCCTTTGGTGACCTTGTCAGACAGTTTGACCGCACCCTTGTCAACCTTCGATGCAGTGCTCGCGGTAACACTTGAGTATTTTTCCAGTGGTACGGCTCCCATACGAACAGGCGTGCCAAGTGCTTCCATACTGTTCAATATCATTTCACCAGCTTTTGGCAACAGCGGCTTGCCTGCCTTTACTGTGCCAGCTACTCCGGGCACCATGCCAAGCGCAGCACCCCCAGCTTGCAATGCAGCCGTACCATAGTCGCCACGTTTGGCAGACTCAATTGATTCACCACCCATGATGGCCGCTTCTTCAGTCTGCAACCCTGTACCCAAAAATGGCACAAAGTCAGCCAAGCCTATGTTCAGTGGCAGATTGCTACTGCCGCCACCAATCAGCGTCTGTGCGTTCTGACGGGCTTTGTACCGATCCATGCCCAAGCCTTCAAAGCTGGTTTGCAAGTAATCAGCCAATCTTTGCCGCATGGTTGGGTCAACGGCTTTCATGCTGTCTGGGTAGCGGCCACTGTAGGCCTGCTCTGGCAAATTACGCGACCCAACCTCGGCCAGCATCACATCGCCTTCTTGTCTGCCGGGCATGGTCTGCTCTGGCATGTCAGCCGACACAGGTTCAACCGGCATGTCAGGGAATTGGACAGCAGTCAGCGCCGACAGATACTTGTCTTCAATTGGACTGTAGGCCATTACTGCTCTCCATTTGCTTGACGCAACAATTGTTTAATGCGGTTTAACTCTTGCAGCTTTTTCTTGTCAGTGCCAGCTTTGCGCTCTAGAGCTGGCAGTGTGTTGTTGTTGATTGGCCCGTTAACCCACTCCGATTTTTCATACACTTCCAACGATTTTTTTGCAGCTTTAGCTGTTTCGGTGTTGCGAGTCTTGGCGATGTTGTCTTCCAACTGGGTCAGGATCTGGCGCGGTGTCAACGTCTTACCTTCAGCAGCTGCGACAGCTTGGATCTGCAATGCTTGTGCTTTAAGTTCATTGCGGCGCTTAAACTCCTCGCCCTTGGGATCGATCACCACCACGCTGCCGGGTATCACAGGGATGCCAGCCAGCTGCGAAATGCCGCGATCAAGCTCTGAGCTTTCGCGCCGGTCTTCGCTTTGCAGCAACTTAAGAGCGGTCACCGCGTCCTTGCCGGTAATGCCTTTGCCGACCATTGACCAGATTTGATCTGGCCGCGTGATGGTGTTGTTGTAGATGCCAGCAATTAGATTGAAATTCAAAGCCTGATTAGACTCGGCTTCCTTTGGTGGTTTAGGTTCTAGCAGATCCTTGAGGATGCCAACAGGTACAGATCCTGGTGCTAAAGCATTGAGCTGGGTAATGAGCTGCTTCTTCTTAGGACTACCATCTGGCAGCGGGAAGATCTGCTCCAACAAGTTGATAGCTTCCGCTTCACCAGCTCGCTTGTCATCAGCTATCTTGGCATCCTTGATTGACTTCTTATTGTTGACAGCCACCATAAAGTTGGCGGTTACCTTGGCTACGGCATCAAAGTCGTTGACGATCATGGACTGCAGCACGGGGCTCATGTTGCCAAGGTTGCCTTCTCTCAGGTTCTTGAGAGTCAGCTCTGGGTCAACCATGTTTGCGTCAGTGATCAAAGCCTTGGTCACAGAATTAATCTTGCCATTACGCAACGCCACTTCAAACTTTGTGCTGTACTCTGTTTGCAAAGCTTTGTCGCCAAGCAACAATGATTGAGTAAGAATGTTTTTACGAAACACATCAGCCAGCTCATCAATGGAACGCTTCTGGCCATTGGCATCAGTCCAGCTTCCCTGAGAAATTGTTTGCTCAAGCAGCCTTGTGCTGTTGTCAAAGTCTGAGTCGAACTTGGCAATGCGCTGTGACTTAGCTCTATCAAGCTCGGCCTTGTATGCAGCATTTAGCACGGTGTTGCCATGAGTGGCCATGGTTGCGCGGAACTTGATTGATGCCTCTGGGTCAATGTTGGCCAAAGACTTTGAAAAGCCATCAGACATAGTCTGAACTTTTGCCGCTACTTGGGCAGAGTCCATTTGACCGGCCTCGACCTGAGACAACATTTTTACCAGCTCATTTCGGCCTTCAATCTCAAAGTGTCCTGACAGCTCAAGACTGCGAGCCTTGGCCACAGCTTGGTCAAAGAAGTTAAGTGAGCTTATTGAGCCGACAGAAGATATATCACCGCGACCGCCAAGCCCAATTGTGGAGCCGTTTTTTGCCGCCTCAAGTTGGTCTGCGCTTGGTGGATTCTTGGCTACATATTCCAAGCCTGCTTGCTGGCGCATAACACCAGCAGCTTGAAATGCGCTGGCGCTCATGCGGTCAAGTATTTGCGCCAGTTGGTTGTCGCCTTGAGCAGCAACACGCGGCCCAATGTAGTCAACCTGCTGCTGTTGAGCCTGCACCATTGGCACACCGCCAACAGACCTCAACTGTATTTGCCCTGATTCAATGCGCTGTGTGGCCATGGTTATCTAACCTTCAAGTAGTCAGTGCCGCCTTTGATCAAGGTTGCGTTAGCAAGAAGGCCGCTGGTCTTGCGAGCAGCAGAGCCAGCAAAATTTAGTTGGCCAGCTTGGCTTCCCGCCGTGTACAGGTTGAGCATGTTTTGGTAGCCGGTGGACTCCAGCATGGCGCTTGCATCTTCAAAGCCAAGCACTCGCGCAGTCAGCGCGTTGAGGTCAGCAATACCAACATCACGCATAGTGCCGGCCACGTTCTCCCGCTGCACACCGAGGTTTGACCCTTCGCCAACAACTACACCGCTTGCCGCAGCTCTTGCCCGCACAGCAGCGTTGGTCGCCCGCATATTCTTTAATAGAGAGTTGCCAGCGATCTGGTAGTTCTGCGCCTCAATCTCAGCCTTCTTGATCGTGCGGCCAGCTTGAATGGTTGCGTACTGCTCTGACATATCAGCACGAACCTGAGACACGGCAAGCGTGTCACGCGCTTGCAGCAGGTAGCTTGTCTGCTGATTGATGCCAGCAGCTTTCTGCGCCTGCGACTCACCGTAGGCTCCAATTACTCCTGCAATTCCAAGCGTTTGTCCTGTTGTTATTGCCATGTCATGTCCCTGAGAAAACCGCAACGCGGTAGTCCAAACCGAGCAGGTTCATCTTGACCGGCAAGTCTTGGGATACCTCAATGAACTGCTCGCGGCTATAGCCAAGCACACCGTTCACACGCTTGATGCCGGTGAACTCTGGTATTGGGTCATCCAGCAGCGGGTTGTCAAACAACCTAAACGCCACTGGCTGGTTGTTGATAATCATGTTCTGCGTTTTGTTGACCACGGCGCTGATCTCAACAATGCGCTTCTTGAACGACACCCGGCTGCCGGTCTGGAGCTTGATCTCAGCAGGCATGGTTCTGATGTAAACAGTAATTGGCAGACCAACCTCGTAGCTTGTCGTGCTGGATCTGTCAAACGTAACGCTACCACCACCACTCACAATCTCGTTGCCTTGCGGCGAGCCATCGGTGATCACGTTTAGCGACTTGCCAATATGCGGCAAGCTGCTGGCACTTCCTGCGGCACCGCCAACAAACGCACAGTCGGTGAAATATGCGTAGTCAAACTGCTCAATAAAAAATCTGGTTACGCCATTAAATACACGCTGGGTCACCGCATAGATCACGTTCACATCCACGCCCACATCAATGAACAGGCCATCTGTCAGGAACTCTGATGGGCTAGTCACCTGCTGGCTACGCATGATGCTGAACACAGCCATGCTGCCGTCATCGGTATTTGTCATCAACAAGAGGTCAGCCTCTTCAGTGCTTGATGCGCGGCGCAAAGCAATGCGCTGCGGCCCTTTGAGCAGGTGGCCAGACAGCAAAGAGATGCGCTGGGTGATGTAGGTGAGCTGCGTGTCGCTAAAGACAAACTCGTTGAGTGACTTGCCTTGGCGCTGGATGTAGATTGATCCAGACTCTACAGATTGAACGCGAGTCCCAGGCTTGATGCCGTTGCGGCTCACGTTCTTGAATGTGAAGGTGAGGGGGGTCACTGGGTCGGTGCCCGTCTGCGGGATAAAGAACTCGCCGCCGGTGGTAAACACTTGAAAGTCACGCGAGCTGATGATGTCGGTGATCACGTTCAAGTCACTGGTGTCCAGCGTAGCTTCAACGGCATCATCATCCAGCGACTCGGTTGGGACGAAATCAAAGAACAGGCCGATCTTGGAACCCCAGATCGTGGATGGGCGCGACTTGCTGCCACCAAAGTAGAGCCTGCCCTCATGGAATGACACACTGGTTGGGTAACCTTTGCCAGCGCTCCACACATCAACGTACCCGGCCTCAAGCTCCCACCCACCTGATGCCACAACAGAGGTATCAAAAAACGGGTATTCGGTAATTGCTTTGACCACGGTAGTGCTGATGAATTCAACAATACGCGCACGGCCTTGAGTGTTTACATTTACATATTGATTAACACTTCCAGCCGCAAATGCGGCACCACTCGCTGTCAGTGTGACGTTGCCGGACACCGCGCTTGGTGTAAGAGTTACCGCTGGGTTGCTTGCGGTCAGCGTGAATGCGTACTTGGGAATGCTGTCAAAAGTGATGGTGCTGGCCGTCCACAAATTGTCTGCGGCACCGCGCACAATCTTAGCGGGCGACAGGTCAGGGTGGACAACAATCAAGGTGTCAGCAGACTGAGTCCAGCACATGTCGTCGACCATAGCGCTGGTGATTGTTGTGGTCAGGAAGCTGTCGCCAGTGCCGTTGATGTTGGTAACGATTGCACCATTCTTGATGACATGCATGCGGTTGTGTGTAAAGCACAGCATGTAGCTGTCAGTCACTGAGAACTGAAAAGACACCAGCCGCACACCATTACCTGCGCTGGACGCACCAGAAGAAGAGTTGGGCAGCTCAAAGATATGCTTGGTGCCGGGTCTACGGCGAAGTCCACCTTGGGGTTGGATCAGCACATTGGTGGCCTTGGCCAGTGCATTGCCATAGGCGGTCAGGTCAACCCGCGCACGAAGCAAAGGGTCGAGCTCGCCTGTTGCAAAGTTGGTGGTGAACTCTACAAAGCGTGGCATCAGTTCCTCACTGCAATAAGAGAATAATCTTCTATTACGCGCACAGGATTATTCTGGCCATCAATATTCATAGCGGTGCGCAAAAAGCCGCCTCGACCATTCTCAGATGGGTCGCCTGTAGCCACACGCTGCCACTTGACAGACTTGTCTTGCTGCTCAGTAATAGCCTCGGCAATGTGCCACGCAATCATGTACTTGAGCAGCTGCACAAAGTACTGTGGCATGGCGTACTCAGGCACACTGAACTGGTAATCAATGTAGACGCTGGTCAGGTTAGTGAGCAACTTGTCGCCTTGAATCTCCCAGTCCTTTTGGACAGGGCTACCAGAGTTGGCGCTGTTGTACACGGCGCGGGGGTTAGAGAGTTTGTCGCCGGGTAACTGGTACTCGTAGCGCCAGACTGTCGCAGGGGTGGTGATGAGCTGTGCCAGCTGCACCTTCTTCATACCAAAACTCCACGGGTACATGACCAAGGTGGAGTCGCGGATATCTGGATAGAGTCGGTCGCATACGCTTGACTCGTCGGTGCCGTCATTAAAAGACGAAATAGCCTTGGCACCAATCAGGAGCAAGGCATCAGAGCAGATCGATACACCAGTGTCACCAGAAGCCATTTGAACCTCTCAATGTAAGAAAGGCCATCCTCCGAGGATCCCCAGAAGATGGCCTAGCTAACTGACCATCAATTAGTCAGTGTCAGTTGCGCTTACGGTTGTGCCGTCAGCAATGTCAACCACACCAGCTGAAGACACGGCGTT